CAATGGATCGCAGGCCCTTGATGGCGCTGGCGAAGTCGGCCACCACCGGCAGGATGTGCATGGGCGCCACCTGCTGATTGACCGCGGCGATGTGCAGGTCCAGCGCGGAGCGGGCGGCGGTAACGGCTTCTTCCTTGACCTCGACGCCGCGTTTCGTAACCACCTTTTCCAGGTCCAACCGCACGCGGCGGGCCTCGGCGCTGATGTCTTCCACGGCCTTGAACAGCGCATCGATGTCGGCGGTCTGCGACAGCGCGTGCTCCTTCGCGGCTTTCAGGCGCGTCTCCACGTCTTCGCACCACTTGATCGACTTGCGCGCGTCGGCGAAGTCCTGGTCGGTCTTGAGTGCTCGGTTCACGGACTGGATGGCGGCCATAGCCGTCGCCTTGAACTCGGCCAGGTTGCTGGCGGTGACCTGGCCGGTCAGCTCAATGCGCAGCGCCGGCAGGCTGTCGGGGGCCTTGCCGACCGGTGCCGGCTCGGTGGCGGGGGGCAGGGCGTAGGCGGCGAGGTCGCGGTCGAATTGAGCCCAGCCATCGACGATCTGCTGGCGCAGCGCCTGGTCGGGGTAGTACCAGCAGTGCCGTTCTTCGATCAGCTCATCGTCCGGCGTCCAGGCGCTGGCCATGAACAGCACGCGCTTGGCGCCGCTCACCAGAAGCTGCTGCTCCATCTGCACCCGGTACATCAGCGGCAGGCAACGGCCAGACGCACGCTCGGTGTGCTCGGGTGCAATGGTCAGCATGTCGGCGAACGCGGCGCGCAGCGCCTTGTTCAGCGCCTTGTGCTCGAGGCATTCATCTTCGGCCAGCGTGATCCCGTCGAAGCTGGCCGACAGATTGCCCAGCGACCCGGTGACGGGGTACAGCTCCGAGCCGATGAACTCCTCGGCCAGCGGCCGGGCCAGGGCCTCGGCGCGGTGGCCGTTGTCGAAACGCATCTGCGTGCCGATGTCGATCTCGGCCGAAATGCCGGTGTGCATCTCGCGCAGCAGCTCGGCGCGCGTCTTGTAGGCGCTGCAGCCCATCATGGCCGGCGCGTCGCTGGCGTTGCGCATCGTGGCGCGGTAGGCCAGCCACTGCGGGCTGCCCTGGATCAGGTCGTGGATCTTCATTGCTGCGCTCCTTCAGCGGCTTCGTAGGCTTCGGCGAACTCGCCGGTCTCGGCATCGACCTCCGGCGCGGCGGCCTCCACCGGCTCCACCGGCTGCGCCCTCAGCGACAAGATCGCGGCCTTCTGCTGCTCGTTGAACGTCGCCTTGGTCGACAACATCGCCAGCAGCTCGGCGCCGGTCTTCTTGCCGCCCTCGACCACCTTCGACCAGGCCGGCAGGTTCTTGGTAAAGTCGCCCGCGCTGTAGTCGGGCAGGGCGGGCTTGCCCCGCACCGGCGGCTGCACGACGTCGGCCGCACCCATGTGCTTCTCGGCCGGCGCATCCATGATTTCCTCGGCCACCGGCAGGCCGCGCAGCACGTCGGGGAACACGTCGCGCAGTGCGAAGGCACGGGCGCGCATCTGGCGCATGCGCTTCGGGTACTGCGCCCACGGGCCTTGCTTGCCCAGCAGCCCGGCCTGCTTCGCATCGTCGACGCTGAAGGCGCGCGACTGCTCGGGCTCACCGCGGCGCTTCACACGGCAGGTCGCGGCGTGGCCGTCGTCGGTCTCGATGACGAACTCGCACAGCGGCGAGCTGCGCACCAGCGCGATGACGGCATCGCCCCACAGCGCGGGCCGGCCGTTGATGACCGCCAGGTTCTGCAGCGCCTGCAGCGGCTTCAGTCCCAGCTCGGCGCCCCACTGCATGGCGATCAGGCAGTTGCCCGGCTTGCCCTTGAAGTCTTTGGGCACCATGTCGCTGTCGGCAAGGTAGGTCGAGAAGGTCAGCGCTTGCTCGAAGTTGCGCGGGCTCAGGTCGAAGCCGCTCGATTGGGTGGTCTGCAGTTCGTTCATGGTTTCTCCGTTGTGGATTGGTGAATCAGCCCAGCAGCCAGCGCCGCAGCGCCAGGAACCAGCGGGCCAGGGTCGAGCGCGGCACGACGCGCGGCATGGGCTTGGGGTGCTTCATGGCCTCGTCTCCGTAGCCGGTTGGGATCGTGTCGGGCCAGCTGCGCGCCGCGTGGCGTTCGCACTGGCTACAGCCGGCCGGGACTTTCTTGGCAGCGGCCATCAGCGCGACAGCCAGGTGAAAAGCCCAGCCGCGCCGATGCAGCCCAGCGCGATGGCGAACAACCGGTCGGCAATGCGCTCCCACTTGCTGGGCTCGCTGGGCATGGGCTCGACGTGCTGCGAGGTGTACGGCCCGAAGGCCTCGTTCAGCGTGCGCGGGTGGCGGCGAGTGGTGTTCATTCGTCCCTCTCCATGCTGTCCGTCAGCGCATCGATCGCGCCCAGCGTCACGCAGGCCACGAACAGCACCAGCAGGGCCAGGGCGCGGAAGGTGCGGCGGATCGTCTTCACAGCGCGGCACCGGTGGCTTTGGCGGTGGCGGCGTCGATCAGCGCCAGCGCCCTGTCGTAGTCGCGCAGCGGTTCGGCGACTTCGGGTTCAATCCACACCCCATCAGCAACGCACACCAGACCGTGCGCAATCGGGTCGTCGGTGCGGGCATCGCGGAGCTGCTGGCAGTCAACAAACGCCTGCCGGTCGGTGGCCAGCATGTCGCGGGCGTTGATGCAGGCAGCCAGCAGATCAGGCGCGGCGGCGATCAGGCGGGCGTTGGCCTGGAATTCACGCTCGCGCAGTATCTGTATCAGGCGGGCGTTGGCCTGGAATTCACGCTCGCGCAGTTTGTGCTGACCGCGAGAGCAGATCACAACGCGCCCGCGCGCAACACTGGCCTTGGGGGCGATGACCTCAAAGGCGCCCTGATAAAAGCCGTCAATCTCCCAGGGCCCTGGTGTGTGCGTCTTCACGCCGCCTCCGCCAGCAGCTCAGCCGCGCGCTCGTTGATCTCGGCGGCGAAGTTCTTGGCAGCCAGCTCGCGCAGCTTGTGCACCGCGCGCAGCACCTGGCTGTTGTCGCCGTGCATGAGCACCGCCACCAGCAGGGCCAGCGACAGGAGGGCGCGGCGGATCACTTGCCCCACCCTTCAATCTCAGCCGCCTTGCGTTCCTCGGCGCGGATCGCCCGGAACCAGACGCCGCGCACGTGGCTGGTGAAGTTGTCGATGTGCACGAACTCGCCGCCCAACATCACGCCGTCGATGCTCAGATCGGTGTTGCCGTCGAAGCTGTAGACGACCAGCACCGAGGCATCGCCCAGCGGCTGCAGCGAGGTGAACGAGTCGTCGTCCATGCTGTCGTTGCGCGGGTCAAGCGGGTGCGTGGTGGGCACGCCGTAGTCCGGGTCGAAGCACGGCCGCTGGCTCGCGTCGATGGCCTGGGCTGCAGCGCGGAACACGGCACGCTCGGCGCGCAGGGCTTGCAGGGTCTGGATTGCCGGGTCGGCGCGGTGTGGGCTGTTCATGGCAATCACTCCGCAGCGGTGGAGATCGCGCGGATGCCGCAGGCGCACTTCACGACCGCATCGGCCGGCATGTGGACAGCGCCGATGGCGACGAACAGGAGGGTGAGGATCAGGCGGCGCATCTGGTGACTCCCTGCCGCGGGGATGGGTGCGGCGTGGAACAAAGATTAGGGCCGCTAGTTCTCTGTGTCAATAGGGCCGCTGGTTAATTGATGCACAATCCGCCCACACCCCTAGTTCGGGGCGCAAAAAAGCCCGCGTGGTGCGGGCTGTGTGGCCGAAGGGCCGGAAGGGTTACCAATGCACAACGTTCAATCGCCCCGCGCTGACGACAGCGCCATCGAGGCCGAGATCCAGGCCAAGGGTCTGACCGCGCCGCGCATCGCGCCGGCCGACATCGGGGCGAACATCGCCAGCGAGCACTACTTCACCGCAGCGCAGGCCGTGGACGTTGAGCCGGTTCACGAATCGCTGGGTCTGCTGACCTTCTGTGTGCTGGTGCTGCGCAACGGCTTCACCGTCACCGGCGAGTCGGCCTGTGCCAGCCCGGAGAACTTCGACGCCGACTTGGGCCGCAAGATCGCCCGGGCCAACGCGGTCAACAAGGTGTGGCCGCTGATGGGCTACGAGCTGCGCAGCAAGCTGGCGGTGGTGTCTTCGGCCATGCCCGCATCATTCGCGGCGCCAGTCACGTCAGCAAATAGCGCCGCTGTTGACGCCAAGAACTAGGGGCGCTAGTATGTGGACATGAGCGCACAATCCTTCAAGTCCATTCGAGAGCGAATCGGCGTCACTCAGGCCGTGATGGCTGAAGCGCTGAGCGTCACCCAGGGCAACGTCTCCTTCTACGAGAAGGGCCAGACGATCCCGCCGGCGGTAGCCGGGAAGCTGATCGAGTTCGCGAAGTTGCGCGGGCACGCCATCAGCTACGACGACATCTACGGCGGCGCCCCCGCCGTCGAGACAGCGAAAGCCTGAGCCATGCGCTGCAGACCCGGCGACATCGCCTACATCACGCACCCGGCCCTTGTAGGGAAGCTCGTAACCGTGCTGTATCAGGCCCCGCACGGCGAGCATTACCTGCCGGACGGTCAGCTCGCTATCAGCAGCGCCGCGCCATGCTGGGTCTGCGAGTCGATGGGCGCGCCGTTTGTGGTGCTGATCGACATTGGGCGCGGCGAGACGGTCACCCGGGAGACCCGGTTCGCGGTCATTCAGGATCATTGGCTGCGCCCGATCCGCGGCGACGAGCTGCCGGCCGAGGTGAGCCGGCCTGAGATGGTGGGGCCTGAGCCGTGAAGGCTGCGCCCAAGCCGGCACCAACACCCAAGGCACCCAAGCCCGCGAAGCTCGCTCCAACAGTCGTCGCGCCGTTTGTGCAGGCGATCGCCAGGCCGGAAGGCGAGGCCTTTATCCCGGCCCACGTCGTCATCCAGCGCGCAGCGCCTGCGGTTGACAGCCGGCTGCAGGTGAAGCCGGGCGACACGCTGACCGGTGGGTTCAGCACCAGCCGGCCGGGCATCAATCCGCTGACTGGGCTGGCATGGGGGGCTGCGGCATGAGGGACTACGCCAAGCTGGCGCCCACGTTTTGGACCGGCACAACCGGCAAGGCGCTGCGCAAGAAAGGCCCCGAGGCGCTGATCGTCGCGCTCTACCTGGTCAGCGCGCCGGGCTCCAACATGCTCGGGCTGTACTACCAGCCCCTTCTGTTCATGGCGCACGAGACTGGATTGGGCATCGAAGGGGCTTCTAAGGGGCTTCAAGCATGTACCGATGCAGGCTTTTGCAGCTACGACGACGACACCGAGATGGTGTTCGTGCACGAGATGGCGGCATGGCAGATCGGCGAGTCGCTTTCCCCGAAAGACCTACGGTGCAAGGGCATTCAGAAGGACTTCGAGGCCCTGCCAGAGTGCCCGTTTCTGGCCGCTTGGTTCGAGCGATATGCGGCCGACTTCAATCTGGCAGCTAAGCGCGAGTCTGCACACCAAAAGGGGCCAGAAATGCAAGGCCCTACGCAAGCCCCTTCGAAGCCCCTACGAAGCCAGGAGCAGGAACAGGAGCAGGAGTTAAAACCAAGCAACCTATCGGTTGCTCCCGTTCTTCCGCCGGAAGACCGGCCACCGCCACCGCCTCAGCTTTCGCTTGTCGAGGCTCAGCAGCCGAAGCCGAAGGGCCCGCCAGACTGCCCGCACCTCGCCGTGCTGAAGCTGTGGGCCGAGGCTTTGCCGGCCATGCCGCGACACCTCGAATCGCAGTGGAAGGGCACCAGAGCCGCCCAC